GAATGCCGCTGGCATTTCGGACTATCGGATCTTCTACGGCCTGAATGGAAAGAAGTCTGGTCTGAAGGCGAGTATTCCGTACGAGGTCGATAATCCCGGCTCAGGATATCTGATCTGCGCCAAGCATGTCGGATGCACAATGTCACATTGGATGCTCTGGAACGCCCTAGAGTTCGATCTAAAGACCCCCGACATGGTGATGGTGCTTGAGGACGATATTCTCTTCAAGCCGCACTGGCGAGAGACGGTTGAACGCGCGCTGACAAAGCTGCCGGAGAACTGGGACTTGCTCTATCCAGGATCATGCTGCGCGCATGGAAGAACGAGCAAAGAGTACGATTCAAATCTTTTCGAAGGAATGCCCCTCTGCACCCACTGCTACATCGTACGAAAGAAGGCGTTGAAGACGCTGATTGAAACGAACGATGCGATTTACGCACCAATTGACTTGCAGATGTATTTCAACAGCAGGCAGCACCTGAACTGCTTCACCATTTTCCCGCGTGTTGCCGATCAAGAGGGAACGATTCTAGCCGACTAAAACATGGGTTCACCATTCAACGGAGACACTTTCATCGAGCAGGAGTTTCTTTACCTCAAGGAACGCTTCGAGCTTACGACTGCGGTAGAAACCGGAACGCACGAAGCCGACACAACCGTTTGGTTGGCCAAGAACTTCCTGAAGACCGTCTCATGCGAGCTTGACCATGAGAAAGTCGAGAAGGCGAAGGAGCGGTTCAAACGTGAGAAGCTCCATGTTGAGATGTTCGAGGGCAGCAGCGATGCCTGCATGAACTGGTTCATCCCGCATCACGGTGTTGGACACGACACGATCTTCTTCCTCGACGCGCAATGGAACGACTACCTGCCGTTGCTTGAAGAGCTTGAGGCAATCAATCGGTACGACCTGCATCCAGTAATTGCCATCCACGACTTCAAAGAGCCAACCGGACACCTTGGTTACGACAGTTACAATGGCCATGACATCTGCTTCGGCTACATCAAGGAGAAGTTGGACGCGATTTATCGAGCAAAGACGCTGACGCAAAAGTACGGCTACAGTTACTACTACAACCACCCAAGCCGATGCACAGGCGCTCGGCGTGGAATCATCTACATCCTTCCAAACCGATGAGAGTCGATTTCGAGAACACACCGACCTTCATCATCTCAAAACCTGAGAGCGAGAAGGAGAAGCGATGCGTCAGATACATGAAGTCATTCGGAATTGATGCAGTTCCGATCTATGGCTTTCGCTCGCATAACTGCGGCATCTCGACCGACTACTACCACAGTCGGGAAAAGGAGAAGGTGAAGGTTAAAACCATCGTCGCCGGACTCAGCCACTTCGCTGCATGGTCGGCCATTAAATGGATGGTTGAGGCCAAACTGACCGATCATCGCACCTTTCTGATCGTTGAGGACGACGTTGAGTTTCTTGACAAGAGCTGGAAGGCGTTGGCCAACGATAACCTTCAATTTGTTCCGAACGACTGGCATGTCGTTTACCTTGGAAGCTGCTGCGCCGATCCGATTGAGGATCATGGCTACATTGCCGCCAACCTTTACAAGCTAGTTCGGGGCATGTGTACCCACGCATATCTTGTAAACTATGAGGGGGCTTGTAAGCTCCTCGAAACGAACCAAAAGGTTTGGGGTCCAATCGACATTCAGATGCTGGTTGACTCGATGCCTAGGATGAATTTTTACGGAATTCTTCCAAGATTGGCGACGCAGGAGAACACAAACTTGTATCCATGATGAGAGACATCATCCGAGACATCAGCCTCAAAGCACTCAAACGCTTCGCTAATGGTGGCGATGGTCATGCCGATCTTCTCATGCAGATCGAAGACCTCCGCAAGACGCTGGAGATTCGAACCAAAGAGAATGAGGAACATCTGACCGAGGTCCGTGAAGAGCGCGATCATTGGCTTTCACTGTACGACGAAATCAAATTCGCAGCCGAGTTTCTAATGAGCTACGCCAAAAATGATGTCCCCAAGCTGGCCGAACAGACCGATTGGGAGGTTGGCAAAATCGTTCTTCCGGCTGAAACCGGGACGTATTACTTCAATCCGGCCATCATGCAGGAGGCAGATGGACGAATCATGCTTTTTGCCCGTCGCTGCCGCAACAAGCGCGAGAAGGACGAGGACGTTTACACCGAGAAGAACGACATTGTTGCCTTCGAGCTGAGTAAAGATTTACGAGCCACAAAAAAGTCGATCCTCCAGCTCACCTCGAACTACCCGAACGAGCAGTTCGAAGATCCGCGTGTCGTGAAGTTTGGCGACAAGTACGGCGTGAGCTGCTGCACGTTCGTTCCGTTCAAGAGCTACGCGCATCAGGCGATGTTCCTGCTCGATAAGCAGTTCCTGAACGTGGGTCGGTTCGATCCGATTTACGGAAACAACTACGCGCAGGCCATGATCAACGATGGCCATGAGAAGAATTGGCTCTACTTCGTCCACGATAATGCGCCACACATGGTGTATTCGGCCAATCCTCATGTCGTTGTCCGCCTTAATGGGCGTTTAGAGAAGGATGCCGAGTACGTCACCGAGGAGTTCAATCCGCTCTGGAAATTCGGCGAGGTTCGCGGTGGAACGAATCCCATTTACGCGGACGGCTTGTACTGGACCTTCTTCCACAGCTCGCTGCCCTGGATCAACGGCAAGCGCCGCTATTACATGGGTGCGTACGCTTTCGAAGCTAAGGCTCCATTCCGCATTGCTCGCATGACGACACTGCCGCTTCTTACCGGCACCAATCAGCAGGACTGGTGGCCTGGACTGCCTGCGGTCGTGTTCCCGTGCGGCGCTTTCTTTGACAGCGCGAAGAACAATTTCGTCATATCATACGGCATCAACGATGTGGATTGCGGCTACATGAAGCTGCCACTGGCCGACTTGCTTGAGGTGACAAAGGTGATTCGACCGAAGCGCGATGTCGTCAACAAGGAGAACCCTCCAAAGCTGACTGACGTTCTCGATCCGATTCCCGAGCGGCATAAACTGAAACGAAACAAGAAATCAAAGTACAATGAACTGGCTAAGAGGCTTGACGAAGAACCCGAGCAAACAGGCGAAGCAGGACCTACTGAATCTGCCTGAGGTAAACCTGAGCGATTGGCAGAACGAGGGCCAGCAGGCAGAACTTGCTGCGATTATGCGAAATCCGATCCTTCGCATGGCGATTCGCATCGTGTCGGAATCAATCCCGGTGCCGATGCCGTCTCATGGCAGCAAGGAATCGGACATTATTTTCGCTGCCGGTGTAACCGCTGGCTACGCGCATTGTCTTGAAAACCTCCGCAAATTGGCCGTAATTGAAACAGCGAAAGAACCTGAAGCAACTTTTGAAAAACAGTATTAAATCTTAAAATATGGACGAACCCCTGAACTCACCCGTCGTCAGTAATGGCCAGACTCCAGACTTTGGAAGCTCGTTTATCGATGCTTTCAAGGCAATCGGCGCTGATAACGCGACTCCCGCTGAGAAGCCAGCAGTTACCGCCGCTCCGCAGAAGACTGACAATACACCGCCCAAGCTCAGTAAATCCGAAATGGATATTGAGCGGATGTTCTCCAAAAAGACCGCTGCTGAACCCACCGCCGCCGCCCCAGCAGCGCCGGACGACGCGGACATTCCTGAGACAATCAAGTCCACGAAAGCGGCTGACGCTTTCCGCAAGATCAAGGAGGAGAAGGCGCAGTTGGCCAAGCAATTGGACGAGCTGAAGGCTGGTAAGTCTACCAACCCTCAATTCGAATCGCAGCTCAAGACCTTGCAGGAGGAGCGTGACGCGCTTTCCGAGCGTGTCCGATTGTTGGACATCGAGCGTCATCCTGACTTCATCAAGAAGTACGAGGGCAAGATTACCGGCGTGTTCGATTCGGTGAAGAACCTTGTCGGAACCGATGGCGAGCGGCTTGTTTCGCTCCTGAAATCGCCCGATAGCGACTATCGCAACTCGCAGATCGACGACATCGTTGAGGGTCTTTCACCGTCTAAGAAGGCCAAACTTGGCGCACTCATCGTCAAGTACGACGAAATCAATGGCGAACGGTCTTCAGAGTTGACCGAGGCAAAGGCTGATTACGATGCGGTCATCTCCAAGTACAAGCAGGACAACGAGGAGGGGACAAAGGCTGCATTGGAGTCGGCCAATAAGACCTGGCAAAAGGTTTCCACCGACGCTCGCTCGCTCGAAATCTTTGAGCCGCGTGAGAACGATGAGGAATGGAACACCGAGCTGAATGGCCGACTTAGCCTTGCCCAGCAAATCTTCAATGGTGAGAACAGCGAGGAGGATCTTGCCAAGGCTGCTCTTTGGGCTGCTGCCGCGCCGAAGTACCGCGAACTGCTCTATGCTCAGGTTGAGGTGAACAAGCGCCTGCAAGCCGAGCTATCGAAGTATCGAGGAAGCGAACCTGGCGTCACCTCGAAGGCGACATCTGGAGGTTATCGACCGGCAAATGCGAATGCCGCCAAGAGCGAGGACTTTGTCGCCAGCGTGATGAAGTCGCTCGGACGCTAAGGATACGCTCTAAAGCAATTATCCCCCGATGGTTTCATAGCCACCGGGGGATTTTCGTTTGAATTACCGACCTCGATACGGACCGCTACCGCTCGGAACCGGCTTTGGAGACGGCCTGACCGGAGGCTTGGGCGGCGGAGACTGCCTGTAAGGTCCGCTGCCGGATGATCGGACGGACGGCGAACCTTTATATGGTGCGTTATTGCTCATTCCTTTGGGAGTGCGTACCAGCCCTCATGGATGGTAATACGGTTCTTACTACGCACCGTTTTGCCGCTGGCGTCAACAGTCCAAACCTTTGCCTCAACGCTCTCAGCGAGGCGTACAGGCTCACCGTGGGGGACGTAAATCACTCGGCTCGCGCAGCTCACGCTCATGCTCGCGCACACGATCAAGAAGACCGCGCTTAAGATCAGGTTGTTTCTTGGCGTCTTCACTCGTTGTGTCCCTGGTCGTCAGCGAATGAATCCAGATGACCAGCTTCATCACCAAGTCGGCCAGGAAGTTCATTCCGTCTGTTTGACGGGTGCGGCAGCGGCTGATTGCTTGTTCTTCCAGATCGACCATACAGCACCGAGCAGGGTGACAGTCGCGCCAGCAATCTCGGCAACCTGATCAGCACTGGCCAACCCTTTGGCTACGAGGAAACCGCCGAGCGCGCTAAGACCGTGGCGGAGGAGGGATGAAATATTGGCGTTCATTTGTCGTTTTTGAGTTTGCGATAGAGTTCGACTGCTTTCACGGCGCATGTAAGAAGCGCGGCGACAGCACCCAATGCGAGCGATGCCGTCTTTAAGTTCGGGTCTGAGAACACCGCGCTTCCGAGTATGCCGATTGCTGGCCCACCAACTCCAACCGAGATGTCTCTAATGAAGTGTGAGTCAGTCATTGTAGCATCAGCTTAGAGCAACCCTGATGGAGTTTTCGTTGGAGTCAATGAACGGCACGCCGATGACCCGTCCGTCGCCGTAGATCGAAGCCACCACCTGCGCCGGATCATCCTGCGGGATGACCTCGGCGGTGCTGACAACCATGTCACCGGCAATGACGTTGGGATTGACGTTGATCGGCGGGTCAAAAGTGATGACCTCGTTCGCAACAGGCTGAATATCGTTCTCGTTCATGTTAGGAAGCGACAGTGTAGAGGATGGTGAATTGCAGGGTGGCGGTGGCGTTGCTGTTCACCCACAGGTTGCCGGTGGTCGAGAACGGCGTGGCAATCGTGAGCTTCTGTCGGCCACTGACCACGCTCGCACCGTTGACGATCTGGGTGCCGGCCGAGGCGTTGCCGATGCTCACCGTAGCCGATCCGGTCGAGTTCACGATGATGTCCTCGATGATCGCGTTGGTCGGGATGGCCAGCGTCCCCAGCATCTGCTGGTTGCCGTTGGTGTTGGTCGTCGCATAGAGAACCGCCATTCGCCTCGGCCGCGTGAACTCCACGCCGTTGAAGAGCGTACCGTGCAGCGCGTTGGTCGAGCGGTCGGTGGCTTGGTAGCCGGTGCCGATCGTGAAATCCAGATCGACGATTGCGCCGATGCGGGTGATTTCAACATCGTCGATGTAGATTTCGGAAAGTGCTGCGGAGCCTGCTTGGCGAGAAATTGAAAACAAACCGTCATTTGCGCTAACAATTTCAACGAGCGTATTTGCGTAAGAAGTTGTAAGAACAAGACCGCTTGAGAAGTAAGCAGCAGCTCCAGAGGAGTTTCCAAATTGAATACCACAAGCTCCGCTTGAAGCCCCTTTTCTTGCCCAGATTGAAATGCGATACCGCTTGGCAAGCGCAAGGAACGTTGCGCTCGAAAAGCTTGCTTGAAAAGCAGCAAAACTGCTCAAAGCGTCGAGCGTTAGTTTTCCAGCGTTGGTTCCAGTCCTTGAAAAGGATCCTGATGTGTCAATTGTTGCTGTGCTGGTTCCGCCTGCATTTGCGGACCACGTTCCAGCCGCATTTAGCAAGTTTGTCTCAAACCCACCGTTCAACACAGCAGGGTTAAATCCGAGAAGCTGCGTCTGCGTCCCCCACTGGTCCGCCGGATTCACTCCGGTGGTTCCAACCTCGACGACATCGGTTGCGGACAGTGCGCGGTTGAAGACGACGAAGCGGTAGACCTCCTTGTCGAAGACTTGAGATGCTACAAAGTAGCCACCGACTCGAAGATTGGCTGCTGCGCTGAGACTGATATTTCCAGTCGTGTTTGAGAGTGCGTATGCAGAACCGTTGACGTAGACAGAAAACACACCAGCACTACGCACCAAAACGAAATCAACAATTTGCCCAGCAAATGCAGCCCCAGTAAATCCAGTGATGGTTGCAATAGAAGCAACCCCGCCAATCGTTTTATCTAAGCCGTAAAGACCTGAACTTGTTGTTAGTCCAAAGTAGTTGTTTGAGTCTTCAAACACCGAAAATACGGCTTTAGCGATTGTCTGTGAAATCTTAAACCGGCACCAGATTGAGAAGTCGCCCGTGCCGATGGCTTGACCCGTCAGCGTCGAAGAAATCCGAGTGCTTGTCGTCGCCCCATCGAACACCACGGCAGCGTAGTCGCTGGCAGCGGCGCGGACGGCGGACGGGAACTCGCCCTGACGAGCGGTGAGCTGGGCGTTGATCGTCGAGGTGTCGGTCTGAGCGTCGCCGAGGGTGGTGTTGCCGTTGAAGGTAGCGGCTCCTGTAAAGGTGGAAGCTCCGGTTACGCCAAGCGTTGTCCCCACCGTAGCCGCTCCGGTGATGGTGGCGGAGCCTGGAACGACGATGTTGTTGCCGCTCGGGCCGGTGGCCGTGTACAACTCCGTGAAGTTCTGGTTGCAGTAATCAAACGAGGTCCGCAGCGGCGTCCCCGTTCCGTCGTTCGGCGATGCGCCGATATTGATCGTTTGCTTTGCCATGTGAAGTATTGAAGGGTTTTACCGTAGATTAAAATTGAGTCTCGTCCGCCGTTATCGTTGTTACGTCAGCCGTAATGGACGTTAAATCCGCCGTAAGCGGAAATCCGACCGCGCCGCCAGTGGAATCCGAAATACGATTCAATAGAGCAATCTCAAGCATCTCCATCTCCCACGGAGAACGACATCCGCTCGCCGAAACCTCGGAGATAAGCTCAGCAGCTTCCGCACAGGTGATGGATGATGCGTCGGCCATATCTTTTTAGGTTGCGATGATGAACCAAGCCGTTCCGTTGCTGATAAATTGAGCCTTGGCCCACTGCGTCGTCAAAGCAAGCGTTGCCGCTCCGTCAATCGTCTCAGCACTAAACGGGTCAATAGTCACGTTGTTCGCCCCCGCATTCACCCGCTTCACAAAGAATATCCGCCCATTGGCCGTCGCCGCCGGGGGAAGCGAAACCGTAATCGCACCCGATGTTGAGTTGGCGAGAATCGCGAAATCGCTCGAAACGATTGCCGTGGTTGCCGTGACAGATCGAACAGTTCCAAATCCCGCAGCATTTGCCGCCGCCGTTCCAGCGCCATCGGCAATACGATTGAGAAGTGCGAGCTTGGCCATCTCACGCTCCCACGGTGCGCGACATCCAAGTGGGCTAACCTCGCTCAGCAGCGTTGCTGTTTCTGCACAGGTAATGTCGGACATACGCTTTTAGAATTTAGGCCATCGGACCAGAACCACGGCGCATCACCTCAGCGATGAAACCCTCCCCGCCGCCGCCCTCAGCAACCTCCTCCTCCTCCTCGTACTCCTCATCCTCCCCGCGCTCGGCCATCTTCTTACCCTTGGACTTCTTACCCTCATAGCCAGGGATGACCATGCCATCAATCTCGATGACCTCAGCCTTGCCGCCCTTGCCAAGAACGATAGTCGCCATCGTCTGGAAAGCCTCGCCTTCCTTCAGATTCTCGGGGATTTCAACGCCTTCGGGGATGGTAAATACCGGCATACGGGGAGCATCACTTTGTGGGCATTAGTGTCAAGAGGCTAATGCGATGTTGGGAGCTTGTCGCTCTTCATCATATTTTCTAGCGCCTCAAGCGGTTGCAGATTCGTCCAATGACTCAACCCCATTACCTCCTCAGGCGTCGTTCCACTGGCCAATGGAATGCGATGATCGACATGCCAATGACTTCCGTAATTCTCCCAGGTCATTCCCGGCTTGAATTGTTTTTCCAGATGAGAGCGCAAGAAATCAGGCGTACATCCGACAATCTCGAACGTGGCCGACCGTCGCGTTTTTTTGCTGCCGAGATACGCTCGAACTGAGTTTCGAATGGCGTCTTTGAGGCGCATAAGCGGGTCGTTGCGGCGGCGTTCGCGGAGTTTGTCGTTCAGTTTCTGACGGTTAGCCTGCGCGTACTTCCTGTTCCATCGACGCGCTCGTTCTCGGTTGGCGGCGCGGTATTCGTTGTGTTTCCGTTTAAAATGCTCAGCGTTCTTTTTCTGATACTCCTTCTGTTTTTTTGATATCCTCTCTTTGTTCTTGCGATAGTTTTCAAGCGACTTTGCTTTGTAGTACTCCTTGTTCTTCTCGTACTTCTCGGCCTGCTTAAGACGGATAACCTCGGCATTCTCCGTCGTGTACCTGACCAGACGCTCCTTATCGTTGGCCATCTTCTCCGCGAATCGTTCGGGCGTTAGCCACTGATATCGCTTGTTTCCATCCTTGTCCTTCCAGGTGTAACCCCAGCAGACAAGCCCATCCTCGCGTACGTCGCCACGTTTTGGTTCATTGTCCATGCGATGTAAAAATACACCACACGATTAGTCCGTCAAGCGTGGACACAAAAAATCCGCAAACCCTTTCGGATCTGCGGATTCTCGTGTTTTGCTGAGGAAATCAGCTACTTTTTAGGAGCAGATGATCTGTGTGAGCGCGCCGGTGCAGCGGCGGAAGATGATGGTCATGCCCTGGTTAGTAAATACTGGCTCAGAAGCATGAACGAACTCAGCGTAATGCTGACCCTTCTTCTCCAGAGGATCGGCGCAATCCACATCGAGCTTGTAGGCACCCGTCACCCACTGCCACTCGCCCATGTAGTTGGTCGGCATCCAGCTCAAATCACCAACGCGGTTCACAGGACGCACGATGTGAGACTTGAACACATACGGAGTGACAATGAACGCAGCCTCGAACGGAGCGGTCGTCCAGCTCGGGTTGACACTGAACACCGTACCCTTCGTGCCGCTGGAGCTGGTGAACGGCTGAACCAGCGTGTACTTGCCACCGGCATAGGTAAACCGGGGCGGGAACAGATTCGGCACATGCCGGAAGTTCTTGATGACCCGATTCGCGCCAATGCGCTTGAGCAACTCAGCGCCGCTGCCGCTGCCCATATCAGCCTGACGCAGATCCTCACGGAACGCGGGGTTGTTCTGAGCGATGCGCTGCGAAGCCTCCAAGCCGATGTACAGCGGGAAGATCGGACCATCGCTGGAGTAGCTGATGAAGCCGGAGCTGTCAGGATTCGTCGCGCCGTTACGGATCAGCGTGGCGGCGGCGACATCGAGCATCTCCTGAGTCAGCTCGGAGGTGGACTGATTGAGCGCCTGACCAACCGATCCAGTCTGAATCCAGGGGAACTCATTCACGCCAGACGGAATCGTCTCAACCTGAGTGAAGGACGAGTCGGCCACAGCCTTGATGGCGAACTTGGCGAAGGTGTTCTGGTAACGAGTCTCCCAAGAACGCTGCGCGCGGATCGAGAGCTTCTCCAAGTACACACGGAGGAACGCCTCGACGCGATGGTCGAAGGTCAGATCGTCCTTACACAGGAGCGGACCTTTGA